AATCATTTGCCTTTGACAAGTCTGCTTCATTTTTAGTTGAAAGCACCCTACCAGCTTTTATTTCCATTATATCATCAGATTTTCCTGGCGCAGTTTTTCCAAAATCAGCATAGTGCTTTAGCAAATGCGCTTCCGCGCCTTCACATCCAGGCATACCAGAAGCACCTGTGCGTGATCCCTGCAGCGCGCCATATGCAGCAACAACACCTTTCCACACACATGCGTGATCGCCACTGGCCATGTGATGTGGTAGGGCATAGCTGGTTTTGTTTGTTGGATCACCACGAACGCAGGCGCACATTTCTTTAAGTGCTTCAACATCTGCAGCAGCAACCTGGCCTGGTCCATCCCACGCCTGTGTTTCTGGTGCAAGTGGTGTTTTGTGATATGGCAGCGCGCCTTTGTTTTCTATGCCATCACCTTTCACGTCAGTGTTTACTGCTTCAGCGTTGCTTGGGAATGTCACATTGGAAATTTCCATCAGTTTGACCTGTTGCAAATGGTTCACGCCTTCGTCATCTTTGAAAGCCTTTCCATTCTGCATACTGTAACCAATGCTGTTTCCATCAATGTCCTGATTTAACGCAGCTTCATAAGCATCTTTACCCCAAGAAGTTTTCAGATTGTATTTTGCCTGATACTTTAGGCCATAGTCATCTTCCCAAAGTTTGACAATACGACCTGTAGGGCGTTTATAATCGTGCTGCCAAAGGAATTTTATTTTCTTTGGATTTGCCAATGCTTCCTGGAAAGCGCCACGATCAACAACTTCTTTCTGGCTGTCTGTCACGCCATAAACTGAAGCATAACCTTCAACAAATCCTTTTTCATCTGGAACTTCAAGTGGCAAAGAATTGTCTTTATATCTCATTTCTGAATCTGTCATTTGATATAGCCACCACTATCTTTTAAAAATAAGTGAAATAAAAATTAGTGTCACGCATTCTATGTGTGAATTGCACACATATGCACTATATAATTTATTGGAAAAATGGCGTTAAATCGTAGAAACCAGCATGTCTGGTGGTAACTATATACTTTTCAATTATATCCTTACACCACATGCCATTGTGGCCTTCCATCACGTGCATCATAAATTCGAACCAGGGAATAAACGCGCAACGATTGTGCGCACCTTTGCTTTTGATTTCGACAACCAAGTATGCGTTCCTGCCGCTGCGCGTGAAATAATCATCCAGGGCAAATATCTGGTGCGTGCCGTCTGCCGTGTAGTGAAAATTTGATGTCCAGTAAATTTTCTTGGCGCTGGTTGATTTGCATTCAAACCCAAAGTGGCCAATTGGACTGTCAATAATTACATCACACGGCTGCTTATAGTATCGCTGTTGTGGCCAGCGTCTGACATCTGCAGGAATGTCTTTAATGCGAAAATAGTTTTCAAACGATTTGACAATGCTGCGTTCAAAGTTCATTTGATTGCTTCAAACTGAATTCCATGATCGCCAGGATATGGTTTTGTGTGATCGTTCGCGCCACGCAGAATGTCTGCAGGAATTGCATCAAACGCTTTGCACTTCCCAAAGGAAATTCGATTGATGCACGTGTTGCAACTGGCAAACACCATTCCTGTGTCGGCAATAAATTTGTCCATTGTCATAGTGATATAGGAACAGCTTTTATAAGTCTGCTTCCATCAGGTTGTAATTCATTTGACAAAATTCTAAATGCTGTGCCGTGTTGAAACACAACTTCATCTTCTTTTTCTTCGTAAACCAAAATATCTGGAAGTATGTGTGGTTTCGTTTCGCCTGGTTGTATTTGGAATAAGAAATTTGACTTTGGATTTCCACTCAAAAACAAATCAGTTTTTGCTTCATCTGCAGTTGCTGATGTAAATGCTTTGTCAGAATAAACATCATCTGGTTTCAAATTGTTCAATTCTGTCCACAGTGGTTCTGCTTCTTTATCAAATGGCCTGCTGTCTGCAGGAAATGCGCGAACACCACGATATGATTCACCATTGTATTCTGGCAGTTTTTCCAACGGTTCTGCAAACGCATCAACACGTGCCTGCTGCTCTTCTGGACCATTCCAATCCAACGTTCCATCGCGCAGAAAACCATTCAATGCGCTGTAGCTGTCTTTATTCATCCAACCATCAATTGCTGCTTTTTCTGGTTCATCCATTCCGTTGAAAATGTTGGTTGCCGCATCCTGTCCATCAGAATATGAATCGAAACCGCCACCTGTCAGTGCTGCTTCTGGCGCTTCTTCTGCAGGCGCTTCAGGTGGCGCATAGCCAATACAGCACCGGCAGTTCACAGCTTCGCCTGGCCAGTGCGTGCCGTCTGCACAATCAAAGCCATCATCCTGGTCATAAGGTATTTGCGTGCCGCCAATTCCTTCTGGTGCATCTTTGTGTGCAGTGCGCACCTTATCATCATCTGTATTAATCCACACGAAATCAAGATGGCTGCCAGCGTCTTTGCCCTGCTGAATCGTGGCCTGATTGAATGCATCAACAGTTTCGCTTCTGGCAATACGCTGTGCGCGCCAGGTTTCCATATCGTCACCAAAGCAATCCTTCACACGCGCTGTGGTTTTGTCCATTGATTCACCTTCTTCAGCGCCGCCAAAGATTGCATTCTTCAACATATCTTTTGTTTCGTCAGCAATTCCTTTGATTTTATCGCCAGTTTTGCTGGCCATATATTTTGCCACATATGCCAACCACGCGTTGGCCTTCTGTTCGTGTCCACCAAAATTTTCTGTTGCAAAAGTGTATGCGCTGCTGCCTGCGCTTTCCCAAATGCGCCTGATCATTAAGCGCATCAGTGGATCGAAAGAATCAACTGCGTTGTTGACTTCTTCAATTCCTTTTGGAACTGCTGCCATCACTGGCTGCTGCATCTGGTGGAATGCGTTCTGCACTATCTTTTCAGAAAAAGGAAAAAAACGATCGCGCCTTTTGGACAGTGCGCGGTAATAGCGCCTTTGCTGTTTCTTATCGCGCAGGTCATATGCCATCGTATCTTCCACGCGTCAGCATCAAAACTGCTTTTTTATCACCTTTCATTTCGTGCAGTTTTATGTGTTCGTCTTTTGGTAAGCATAGAAGGTTTGATGGATCAGAATTAAATATATCTTTATCTTTGTGGTGTATGTGGTAGCCTGCAGGAATTGTGACTTTAAAATGCTGTTCCCACGTTCTGCGATAATCAGGATGCCTGCGCACAGGAACATCTTCTGGAACATCAACAAATTCTGGAACCAGTGCATATTGATTCATTCCCTGATTATACACTGTTACCATTCCCACACGGAAATTACGAAAGGGACATCTTTGCTTTGATTTCAGCAATTGTTTGCATCAGTGCTGCTGCAGGTTCTGGCGCTGCAGGTGGCGTGTTGCCATTCCCTGGCGGAGAGCCAACGCCAGGTGGTTTTTCTGCTGGCGGAGTAACAGCAGGCGTGGCTTCAGCGCCACCTTTTCCGGTGTCAACAGTTAAAAGTGCAGTGGGTTCCAGGAACACTTCACAATCTGGCCTGGCTTCAAAGCCCACATCTTCACGCATTTCATTCACAGTGATGATTCTGTTTTTAACTAAATCAGCGAGCCATGCAGCTTTCGTGGCCAGGTCATCCTGCAGAACTGTGATATTTTCCAGATCTAGTTCAAATTTATAATCTGTTCCATAGTCTGGCGCTAGAAAGTGATTAAGACCATCAATAACTTTTCCCATTAGCGGCAGAATGCTGCGCGTGTAAACCTGCCGCATTGCCTGGTCCTGATTTTCATAAGTGGCCTGGCCAAACAGCAGTTCCTTTGGTATTCCGAGAGCCATACAGATTTCGTGCGCAGACAGGTCCATGACTGTTGCCCAATCCATGTCTTTGGGACTGCCAGAAAGTTCCTGGAAATCACGAACGCCATCAAGCAACGCATATCTGCCAGCACTGGAAGCGCCAGCGTGCTGTAGAACGTTATCTTCAATTTCTTCCTGCTGGTTTTCTGTCAATGGTGCTTCACCAAAGAATACGCCACCCAAACCAACAGTGTTTTCAAGCTTTGCCTTATTCCATTCACGTGCAACGTTGTTAAGAAAGATGCTGCTGGTTGCTGCCTCTGCTGGCGAAACGCCATCAAGATTGTTGACAGGATCAACCAGTGTGCTGTGCAGGACTTCTTCAGGTTGATAGGTTATTGTGTCCTGCGTGGTTTCGTTTGGAATATATTCATAGTGGTCAACGCCACCAGTGTCATTTGGATAAACCTTAACTTTATCAGGGCGCAGCAACTGCAATTGGTTGTTTGGTTTCGCTTTGTGAACAAACGCGTTGCCAGTAAGTATCAAATGCAGCAACCAGGTTTCCTGGAAGTCATGCCAGTTCTGTTCGTCAGATGGCCAATCCAAAATCTGATTCATTGGGTGGCCTTCCACATCTGTCCAGGTGGTTTTTGTTTCACCTTCATTTGATGGATCTGGAACCATTGTTTTCTTAACAACGCCAATATCAATATCACTGGCGCTGTCAATCAACAGTCTGCACCCTCTGTAAAAAATAGGGTTCGTGCTGTAACCTTCAATGGCCATTGCCATGAAGTCCCTGCTGATCTGGATTGGTTGGCCAGGCGTGACGGTTATAATGCGCTGCTGGAAGTTGCCGCCACCAATTCCACCACCACCATATTGCTGATTAATCAGCGAGCCAAGAATATCTTTCACTCTAGAAGGAAAGCTTTTCTTTGGCGTTATGATTTTATACGTCTGTGTTTTATTAACTCGTTGTGCCATTTGAAATCATCACTGTGTTGTTAAGATGAACGTGGCAGGCAGCGCAGGTTGTTGTTGCGTCAAAATATGTTTTCCACACAAAGAAACCAACCACTGCGAAAGAAAAGGAAATAGCCAGAATAAGAAGCGCCATCACTAAGTTCCACTGCCACCTTTTAACCAAAATCGGCATATGTGTTTATTCCTGTCGTTATGCACTATTTGGTTTGCGCATATGCATTATGTCAGCCACATCTTCCTTTTGTGCATCGCGCCATTTCTGCAGGTCAAAGTCTTTCATTTCTTTATATACGCATTTGCCATTCTTTGCAACCACGATGCATATATGATGTTCGCCTGGCTCGCCCTGAATAACCCAATACCTGCCGTCTGGCACAAACCATCTGAAATGGTCGCTGTCAATCCATCCGTGTTCATACACTGTGGACATATCAACATCTTGTGCAAACCCACGTTCGTCTGTAGATTTTTTTACCACTCTAAACAGCACAAGTGGCGCTGCCTTCACGTGTATAATCAGTTCTGCAAACTTCTTTTCTTTCGTCAACCATATTCCAATCGTTGCGATTGTCGCTATTACTTCAAGATATGATACATTCATTTTTTATCTCACCACCTAATCATTCAATCAGCCACCTGGCTTTCTGCCAATCATCTTCTGCATACTTGTTTATAGTTTCCTGTCTGCATTTAGCGTGAACAACCCATATGTTTGTGTATGCAATCTTATCCGAGCCTTCCACGAACGGGGATTTGAAAAATGGCGCACGATATTCACCTGCAGGAATGACTTGATTGCAGATGCTGCAAATGAATTCAGGCTTCAGTATGATGTTCTGGATCACTGCAGAATGGTCACGAACGTATTTATCAAAGTGATGGTTGCCTTCTGTCGCGCTGCGTTCCATTTCCCACGCAATGCGCAGCAGGTCTGTCAGTTCTGTGTATGTGTCATGGCCATCATTTTTCCCTGGTGATTTATCACCAAGTTTGCAGTCATCACATTCGTGCATCATTCGTTTATCCTAAATTTTTTGACACCGTTATGATTGCGCACTGTAACGGTGCGCCATTTGTTTAAGTCCTGCAGATTCTTTGATGCCGTCCTGTAGTTTTGATTTGTTGCTGCCGCCACTTCTTTAATTGACAACTCCCTGCCACGCTGTGCGCGCAATACACGTTCGACATCCTCTTGTGCCATTATTTCTTATTGCGCCATTTCCATATATCAAGAACTTTTAGAAAAGTTTCAAACGCTTCTGAAATCTGATGGTAATGCATATGTTGTTTTGCAATAAACCCATAAGCAGGCGTTATGTGAATTACGAAGCACAAGTCAGGACGTGTGCCTGTGGTTTCTTCATATGCCATCGCATATGCTGCCATCTGCAGCGCGTGCGTGTCATAGATTGATTTACCAGATTTGAAATCAATCAGTGCAGTCACAGGTTCCTGGCCTTCAACTTTGTTTTTCATCTTACAAACCAAATCAGCAGTTCCTGCATAACCGTATTTATCGCTGTATAACGTAAGCTCGGTTTGTTCATCAGAAATTTCATTGTCAACAAACCACGCACCAGCGTTCTTGATAAGTTTCGTCATATCAGGATCATTTGCCAGCATTGGTTTTATATCATCGCCTTTAATCCAGCGTTCCAGGACGTTATGAATATATGTGCCGCGTGCGCCTGCAGCATCGCGCGTGATGTCTGGCTGTTTTTTGGCTTTTAACAACAGCAGGTCAATGTCAACATCACGACCAGTGGCTTCTAAATCATTATAATCGTGCGCAATACAGCGCGCCATTTCATTCATCTTCCAGGTTGCCAGAAAAGGTTTGTCTAATACGCCAAGAATCCACGTAACACGTGGTAGGTCTTTGCCATCTTTTTGATAATGTGTGCCATCAAATCCCATTATATCACTCCGTATAGTTTTATTAATAACAGAATGAAGCATGTGGCGTTGAATGCTTTCCACACGCGTTCATCATTTAACCACTCCAGGTGCTGGCTACTTTTCATGTGGACACCTTCCAAGTATGTGTTTTGCGAAATTGCAGTTGTGACAAAGCACCTGGAAACCATCAGGATAATTCTTTTTTATCAACCACAGATAGAACCCAAAGCCGCCACGTGGTTTGCCAATTTTGCGCCTGTGTGCGTTGCCACCACCATCAATATGATCTATACAAAGAAACACATCTTCTGTGTCACCACAGCAGGCGCACATTGGGACGCTTCCATTGCTGTATTTCCTTAAAACATCTGCGCGAATTTTTGACGTATAGTTTTTATTTGTTTCGCTGATGTGTTCTTTGTTATTACCGCGCCACACAATCTTTGAATTGTTGCGCCTAATCGCGCGGCACGAATCACAATATTTTTTATATTGTGCGCGTGTCACGATTTGTGTGCCACACATTTCGCAGGTTGTGATTAAATCACAGTTTCGCGTCATTTTCGCATACCACCAAACCAACGAATTCGCTTTCTCCCCTGTGATTGTTGCAACATTGCTATAGCACCCGCTACAGCATCAAGTTGATCATCATGATTTCCCCCATCAGGATAAAGTTCTGCTTCGTCTAACCAATCAGAAATCCACGCGCCACTGATAAGTTTAAGATTTCCTGCTTCCGCGTGGCTGCTGACAATGGAAATTCTGCTTTCCTTTGGCCCTGTTGGTCTGTATGCGCGCAGGTTGCGATCCTGCAGGACTGTGCGCCTGTAATAGTCCAGGACTTGAACGCCAGACGCGCCAGGTTCCTGTTCCATAACGATTGCTGTCTGCATTCCGTCTGCGTCCGCTGTCCTGCGTATCATCTTTTCAACATCGTGCGCTGTGGATTGCGTTCTGATTATGTTCTGCAGATAATAAACACCGTCTTTCATTGCCACCAGCGCGCCTGCTGTATAGTCAGGATCGCGCCCTGCTGCGCTCTTTGGTGTTGCTGCCAAATCCCAAAATCTCACACGCGTGCAGCCTGCTGGAATTGCAGGCAATGTTTCAAACCACTGGCGCAAAAAGAAGCCACCAGTTGCCACAGAATCCCAGTTGCCATCTAGTAGTTGCCCACGCGTGATGACATCCAGGTTTGCCAGGCTCTTTTCATACTCTTCACTGTCGAGATATGGATTGTCACGCGCCCACGCTCGAATGACTGTGCGCCCTTTGGTTTCACCTTCAATTAAGAAACGCTGTTTAACCCAGTTGTGTCCACGTCCACCAGGATTGCTGGTTGACCAGATGCGCAGCGGTATAGGATCATCTTTTGTTTTCCTGTTTCTGCTGAATAGATATAGATAGTGTGGTTCAATAAACTGCGTCAGTTCGTCAAAGCCTATGAACTGCCACTGCGCACCCTGGTATTGATCCAAGTCTTTCTGTGTTGCAAGATAGCCAAACGTAATAGTAGCGCCAGAAGGGAACGTCCACTGCTTTTCAACAGCATCCCAGTGTGCAGACTTGCCTTTTACAGCCACGCCATCGAGCCACTGGTGCGAAACGTCCATCAATGCGCCAGGCAATGCCAGATCTTTATATGTTCTGCGCAGTATTAACGCGTTATAGTTTGGTTCCGTGACATATTGCAGGGCTGCCATCATTAAAGACCACGACTTGCCTGGCCCTGCTGCACCGCCAAATAAGCATTCACGCGTAGGACAGCGCAGGAAGCGTGCCTGCTTTCCATATGGATCAAGAAACGTATCGTCTGGAAGCTGTATTGAAGCAACCCAGGGATTAAGATAGACTGTTTCCAGCAGACGCAGGTCATCATCTGTGGGATTAAGCTCTGCAACCTTCTGTCTGATTGCTTTGTCAATCATGTTACCTCTTCAACATCCATTGGTAGTCCTGCAATAAACTGTTTAATCCACGCAACATCCAGTTCTAATCGTTCAATGCGTTGCAGCATTTCTTTGTTTGTTGTATCCATTTAACCACTGCGATTATTTCAGAAAAATTTTGTATCAACTTGGACGGCGGCCGGTTTTGGTTTGAAATTTCCCAGGAATTTCTGGCGCGCCATTATGAATTTCCGTTAATAGATATTTTCGGAAATGATTAAGGACACAGCATTGTCTATTGGTTGCATGTGAGTATATACACAACAATGTGTGTTGTTCTTGAGTATTGTCTATAACGAAGGGCGTGTTGCCCTTAGTCATTGAACAAAACATATCTTTTGTTCAATCGTCACATACCTCTACCACTTGCGCCTTCCACTTGTCAATGCGTTTGTCAATAGGTTCCGTTGCAACGCTGCCTTTGTGTGTAACTTCCTGTGTGCTGTGCGTTCCATATTCATCCTTCCATCTATGTTCAGCCAACCATTCCATCGCCTTCCTATCGCCTTCTGTTGCCTTCTTAACAATGCCTGCCAAAACATTCTTCTGAAGTTGTGCCTCGGCGTTGAGTATTTGTTCACGAAATTTGTGGTATTTGGGATGATACCCTGGATCATCAGGGCCAGGTTCGCCTTCATTCATCCAACGAATGAACGTGCCTTGCGCTACACCACACGCATCACACGCCTTATTATAATACATTGCTTTGCTAATACAGTCGATTAAGTTCTTAGTTAATGCGCGTGTGCATTTGGTAGGTCGCCCTGCCTGCCTTCCTTTAACCATCTAACATCACCACATCAATCACAACACACAGGTGGTTCATCATAGCATGCCAACCCTGGGTCATCGCTATCAACATCACGTGGCCACGTCTTTGCTGCCAGTATCTTGTATATGCGTGGCACGTAATACACCATCATTGCTGCATATGGCTGCACTGATTCAATGTGCAGTTCATAGAATGAATAAAGCAACCTATATTCATATTGCTTTAACACCTCATATGATGGTTCAATATCAGGTGTATTATGCCTATCATAAACCACACGATATAATTCATCTGATGCAAAATGCGCAGGCATTCAGGCATTCACCACACTGATCACTGATGCAGGCGTGACACCAGGCGTTGGTGCTGGCCCAATCTCGCTTTCTGCTATAATAGTCCAGAAGTCAGACGCAATTGCGTTGGTAATATACGCATTTGGCAATCGTGCAAACCCTTCAAATCCCCAACTCGTATTCCAACTATTCACAAGCCACAGATTGCTTGCATCATAACCACAGAACAGCATACAATGCCCACCTGCAACTGGATCATTGCCACTTGGATATGGAATAATGGGCAGTGCATTTGCACTTCCACCAGACACATTAAAGATGCTGTCATAAACAGTGGTTCCAAACGTCACACAAAAGCCAGATGCCAATGCAGTCTTTATATTAAGAAGGGTTTGCGCACTGCCTGCCGTTGAATCAAGTGCATAATAATTCGTTGCCTTATTCTTAACTGCGTCAGTCGCACAGGACGCAGGTGGCGCGGCATCAATGTTCGTGTCAAATGGCCACAGTGATTCGTGGCAAATGCCATATTGATCTGTTGCCTTTACACCAGCACGCACATCTGCGCCATTATCACCTGGAAATGTGCCTGATAATATTCGCGCATTTCTATATTCATATTTAATATTGCCAGGAAAATACTTTCCAGTAAGACGCACCTGGCACGATTCAAACAACTTGGTCACGCCTTCAGAAACACAACAACCAATGCCATCCTGGTCATTGACAGTTAAAATTTGGCTTCGTAAATCAACAGTTGTTGGCAATTTGACTGCCTTTTTTAATGTCAAATCTTCAAACTTATAATCCCTGTGATCTGGTTGCTGCCTGAGCCATCCGCCCTTAAATTGTTCTTTATCCATTTTCTATTCACCCATATCGCGCACTTCAATTCTAGTGCGCCCTTCTGCCTGCATTCTAGTAACTGCTTTTGCAGATGCCTGTTTCATAAACGCTGTCATCCACGTTTCAAAGTCAACAAGTGCAGCATCTGAAACTTGTGTTGCGCCTGCTGAAATTAATTCGTGTCTTAATTGGTTTTTGCTTATCATTTTAAATCAATCCCTTTGGTTCATCAATAAATCCAATACAATCTTCCTGGCGCGTTTTCTCATTAATCACACAGTTGTCATACACGCGCACATAGATTTTGCCATCACCATCTGTTCTTGGAAAAACACGAAAAAACAATGACGTGCATTTGAAGCATTTTTTAAACACTTGTTCCAATCCATCATCATCATCAAATTTGACATTAAACACGATGCTTTTATTTGCTTCGTGTTCGTGTGTTGTTGCTCTTTGAACAATCATTGCAGAATTTC